CGCTGTACACCGCTTGCTCGGTACGGGTGAATGACCTGCCAATCTTCGTGTGTGCCCAGCCCGCTGGCGGTCATGCCTTAAGGGTGGTCGGCCGCGCACAGGGAGCGCGCCCATGGGTTTTTTTTTTTTCAAGCAGAAGACGGCATACGAGATTACAAGGTGACTGGAGTTCAGACGTGTGCTCTTCCGATCTTTAGGCCTAACGCTAATGCAAATATACATATATTAAAGGATACCGTAAGTGATGAGGTGTTTACCAGCATACAGCAAGCAAGCATGCAAAAACTTTTATCTAAGTCTATAGACTTAAATGGAAAAGGAAGAATTACAGATTTATTTAAGCCTGGTAATTTAAAAACAGCTTTAGATTCTTATGGTGATGAAACCTTAGATGCTATGTTTGGCAAAGAACTTACCCAAGGTTTAAAAAACTTTCAAAGAACAATAGACACTTTAACTAAACAAGAAGCTGGTCGTGGAGGCGCAGCTGGTGGATTGGTTGCTGCTGGTATTGGAGCTAGTTTGGCCCTTAACCCAATAGCTGTATTACCTACGGTTTTAGGATTAGCAGTTGCAAGAAAACTTTTTGCTTCTCCTAGAGTAGTAGCTGCATTTGCTAAAACAGATAAAGGTTCAGTTATAACTTCTGTAGATATGACCGAACAAGCTATAAGACAAACTCTTATAAGAGAGTTAGGTATGGAAGCAGAGCAAGCAGGATCATTAGCTGGTGATATTATGGATGGCGTAATAGATGCAGCAGGAGTTGAAGAAATAATTAACGATACAAAAAAAGCAGCACAAGAAGTAGTTACTGGAGTAGAGGATATAGAACAACAAACAAGACAAAACTTACGTTCAACTCAAGCACCTGTTGTTCAAAACATACCTCTACCAGATATTTCATCAATTGAAATGCCTAACCTAGATCCTTTATCACAAGAAAGATTAGATTTAGATGAACAGTTATTCGGTAGACCTTCTAGGCTTGGGTAATACTTCTACCGTTTACTTCAATTACTTTCCCATCAAAGTCATTACAGATCTTTCTTATTAAAGAATTATTATAAATAGGGTGAGTTGCATATAACTTTTGCTTCTCCATCCAGGCTTCTTGTTCTTTAGTAAGTTTGGTTGTTGGTGCATTCTTTCTCATCAGAAACCTATTTCATTACGGTCCATACCCAAAGGCTTATCTGATAAACATATCCACTCTTCTAACGGTATATGTATGTAAGGTTCGTTATCTTCGTCATAGGTAGGATTATCACTTACATTCATTCTGACATCATAAACAAAGTCTTTCTTCCATTCATGCATATAAATACCATCAGTCATAGCATAAACAATAATGAACGGTACGCCTGTTGCTAAACTAAAAGATGCTCCTTTTCTTAATTTATTCGTAGAGATTATTAAAGTGTCATACTTGTCATACGCAAAGGTACGACATTTAACTTCGCACCAATAATTCTTTTCTTGCGACTCTATCCAATAATCTAGTGAATAACTTGTGGGTAACTTATGACAACTAACTCCCCAAAGGCCTTCTAAGAATCCTGCTACTCGTTCTTCTCTTTTCTGATCTTCTCTGCTTTCTAATGATGGTGTCTTCATATTATTCCTCAAAGAAGTTAGGATCTACGGCAACAAACCTTTTGGTTGGTCTGCCTTTACCCCCAACTTTTATTTCAATTTCCTGGATTTCTCCAGCATTTTTTAATCGTTCTATAATTTCTTTTACTTCGTATGACTTCATGCTTCTAAATAGTTCATGCCTATCTACTTCTCTTTTAGATATGCCTTCTCCATTTCTAGATCTAATAAATGATAAGACTTGTTTAATCTTAGACTCTGTTGCAGAACTTGCTACTTTGTCTCTACAAGACTCAATAAACATAAGATCATAGTATCTAATGTAATCAATCGCCCACTTAGTTATATCAGCTGTAATCTTTGTTGCATCAGCACTAGAAGCTAAGGTACAAAGCAAAGATAATCTCATAGCCTTCTCTCTGGATCTACTGAGCAAAGGTTCTAAGTTATCTTTTTCTAATATGTCCTGTCTTTTAATAATCTCCCTAGCAAAGTCTTGTAACAGTTCTTCTGACGGTTTATCAAACTCTAGTACAGTTTGGTTTAAATCTAACTCTGCATTATCTCTTGCTGCATCAGATAAATTACCTTTCATTCTACGAACATAATTAACCCAGTTGACTATACTTGTAGGTGGCTCTTTAAATCTTTTTAGATCTCCAACACGTCTTGGTTCATTAGATTCAACAACTACAAACCTATTAAGAAAACCATCTGCTATTCTTCCGCTGTTTAATGCGCCGTAAAAGTTTTTAGGTACAGACAATCCAACTAATGTAATGGCTGGTTTATGTGTAACTCTATTCATCATCTTTTCTTTGTACTCTTCTTGTACTGCCATAAGTGAATAGTTGTCTGGTCGTAGAGTCCCGTGGCAACGCCCCCAAGCTTCCATAAGTGTTTGTATGCCGTCTTCTTTGTTTGTGTTACCAGCATTACTTATAGCCTCAAGTCTTTTACCGAACTCATCCATAATTGTTATTTGTGTTGGTCTTATTTTCAAAACAGAGTGAACAGCACCACTTGATGTATAACCATCACCAACAATTAACTTTTCTTGATCTGAAGCATTTAGTACAGATTCAATAAATGTTTTGATGTTTTCTTTTCCCTGCCCCGATTTAGCAACACCCATAAAATACATACTAGAAAAATTATTCATGTTTGTTCTATATAATCTTCCACAAGTAACGCTTGCTAATGCTAACGCCCCTACAAGAGATAGTTCTGGTTGCGGAACTTGAGCAATATCCTCACAAAAGTCAAACATACTTTTAAGCAGTCCAGGTGGCGAGAATAAATCTTTAGGTGGTGTAATGCTTTCGGTTGACTGTATAAATAGTGGAGCTATCTGATTCTTACGATCATGTGTTCTTTTAACATTATCAACAACTGAATCAACTTCTTGTTGCGGTAGTGGTGGGTTATTATTCTTATTCCAATTTTGTAAAAAGACTCTAACAAATTCTAAGTTTACATTTTTAGATATAAGATAGCCTGCAATCCTAGCAGCTCCATCATTCCTAGATCCTTCCAACACGCCATCCAAGGAGAAAGGTGCCGTTTGTTTACTGCTGTCAATCTTAGGAACGCCTGTAATCTGTAAGTATTCTTTTTCAGTAAAGTCTGGAAGATCTGTATGGTCATGTATTTTCCAGTCTGGAAACATAACAGGCTTATAAACTTGGCCATTAGCATGACGGTTATATGGAGCAATAATAAGACCACCCACACCCCTAATATCTATTAGTCGTTCAATAGGTGTTTCGTTGGTCCTTCTGGTTGCAAAGGTTGTATAGTTTTCTGGATTGTTATAATAGTAATGCATACCTTTACCAGTTATAACTTTAAATGGGCAAGCAGGTAAATTTTTCTCTACCCAATCCATAGCCTCTGGTGAATCTGCATCAACAACAACAAACTTGCCACAAACTAATGCGACAACTAGATTGTCTCTATCTTTAAACCAAGACTCTACAAGTTCCCTAGTGGGTCTTGTTTCCTTATATTGTTCCCAGCCTTTTAAGAATGACGGCGGTTTCTTGTTAGATCTTTGTAAAGGTACTACATTATATCCATCATCATAATAAGCCAGCGCAATATCCAAGGACGAGTCATCCTCGGTAATATTGAGTTGGAACATACTATTCCTGTTCTTCTAAAATTTCAGATATAGAACCGTAAATAGATTCAAAGTCTAATCTTCCCTCTGTTGCTTGGATGATCTGTTTAGCTTGCGCTATAGATGGTTGCCTGTATCCATACCTCCAGGATTTGCATGATGCTTCAGAACAATTAAAATCTTCTGCTGCTTTTTTATGACCTAAAAACTTTATATAACCAGATAATGTGTATTGATCTACTTTTCTTTCTTTATGCTTTGGTTGAACGCCCATAGTGCTTAACTCCTTTAATTTTTTTGTTGCAATAGCCTTGGATCTAAAATAGTAATTAGCTAGCCAAGTTATATCGTTTTGTTTGCTCATATACTTCTCCTAAATAATATGATTTACATATTGTAGTTTCTTGGGTTATAATAAGCAAGTTCATTTTTACACAAACTATAGGAGGGTAGATCATGAGCTTAAAAGATAAAATAAAAACACCTGATAAATTGGTGGACCAACAAGGGGCCAAGCTTCTTGTATATGGTCAAGCTGGAGCTGGTAAAACTTTTTCAACACAAAGTATGCCAGGTAATGTTTTAGTCATTAGTGCGGAAGCTGGTTTGCTTTCCATTAAAGATGCGCCTAACGTATCTGCTATTGAAGTTTCTAATTATGATGATCTAAGAGAGGTATATGCTGCTCTTAAATCTGGTGAATTAGTGTACGATAGCGTATGTTTAGACTCTGTATCAGAGATTTCTGAGATCTTATTGGTACATGAGAAAGGTAGAAACAAAGACGGAAGAATGGCTTATCAAAACGTAAGTGAAGCTGTTACAAGTCTAATGAGATCATTTAGGGATCTAGATATGCATGTCTTATTTCTTTGCAAAGAAGGTAAAGAAAATAATGATGGTGTATTTTTCTTTGGTCCTAAGATGGCAAGTAAACCTTTGGGAGATGCAATAACGTATTTCTTTGATGAGGTTTTAGCACTACGAGTTATCGAAGATCAAGATGATGACGGTAATCCCGTAGCTGCAAGGTGGTTACAAACAAGGATAGGTCAAGGCTACACAGCCAAAGACCGTAGCGGTAAGCTAGAAGCCTTTGAGGAACCAAATCTAACTGCTCTAATTGCAAAATTAGGGTTTACTATTAATGTTGAAAGTAAGGAGAGTGCGTAATGTCAGATTTTGATGGCGTTGATTTTTTTGAGAATGCGGAGCAAATGGAATCGAAAGGTCCAGAGGTTGCTCCAACTGGTGAGTACGAGGCAAAGATTATTGCTGCTGAGAAATATAAATCTAACAGCGGTAATTGGACGCAGAAGGTAACTTTTCAAATTGATGGCGGTAACTACCGAGATCATAATGAATGGTATAACTTATGGGCTGCTAACGAAGATTCAAAAAGAATAGCAAGTGAGATATTTAGTCGGCTTGCTATTGCTTGTGGATTTAAGAAGCTACCAGATCTTGCAAAAGATTTTATAGGTAAGCAACTTAGGTTTGGTATTAGACAGTTTGAAGACAACTGGACTAATAACGAGGGCCAAGCTGTTACTTCTTTGAAGACTAAAATCATAAAGATGGAACCTTCAGAGATGAAACCAGCTGCACCTGGAGATAAACCTCCGTTCTAGGTGATAAGGAAAGAAGGGGGCTATATGCCCCTTTTTTTTGTGTTTTAAAAAAAAACGACCTTCTGAGAGGCCTCTGGTGAGGTTTTCTTACCCTATCCTAGGGTTTACCCTTAACGAAGTTATCACGTTTTTTGGGTATTTGGATCTATAGCTTTTAGGTAAAGTTCTTGCCAAAATTTAACCTTATGTAAGAGATCGTTGTTTTGTTCAACAACATTTTCTAGATCTATTTTGTTGTTGTCTCCAGGTATGCAAATAGAAAAAAATATTTTATTTCTATCGACTTCTGTTTCAAACTTATCTCTTAATAAATCTGGAATGTTTGCAGCGTTTGGATCTACAGCATCAACATAGAACAAAGCTTGGACCAAGACCTCTCTTTCTTTTTTTAGTTCAGTCATCTGCTTTCTCTCCATAACCACCAGGCAACTGTTCTACATCAAACCAACCACAAGGGTAATTAATCATTACATGTTCTCCAACTTGTTAATGATACGGTTTAAATAGAAAACTGATTTCTTTAGATCTTGAATGTTTGCGCCTTTATGATCTTCTCTCCAAATGTATTTAACGGCATTACCTTTGCAGTAGCCTTTAAACTCTTCAGCCGTAAGCATAGATTCAATCACATCTAAACATTCAAGGCCCCCCTGCAAATAATGAGGGGGGTGATTGACTGGATCGTTTTTACCTTTGCTCACTTCCTATCTCCAAGATCTACAGTCACGATATTAGGTGAGTTATAGATCGTAGCTTCTTGACCGTTTAATACAGCGTTGTATTCGCCTAGTAAATGTTCAAGCTTAAGCCAACCAGAAGTCATGTCATCATGATTCATTTTGAAGATCTTACTTGCAAAAGGTTTTTTCTTTTCTTGCGCAACAAAGATAAAATCAGCTACATGAAAGCCAGCCTTTTCAAAGCCACGCTTATACCAAGCTGCTTGAAGATCATACTGATACTTTTTGATAGATGAAGTAAAGCCTCGAACTGAGCAATCAGTCGTAGTTTTATAATCAACAAGAATGATAGAGTTAGACTCATGAGGCATACTGACAGGGTATCTAAGAACATCTGACTTAACTTTAAGTAATAGATCCTTTTCCCACCAAAAGATTGCTCTTTCAAACGGAGAGTTGAACACACTTGGATATTCACCTTGTTCAGCTGATAGATGTTTGTGTCCTTCTGGTATCAAAGCTTCTCGCATACTGTATAAGGTTTCTTTGTCCTTAGATGATATAACGGTTAGCCCTCTATCTTCATACTCCTTCTTTAGCTCTTTGTTAGCAGATCGGAAGAGCGTCGTGTGGGGAAAGAGTGTATATGTCTGTGGTCGCGGT